AGTTCCAGCATACTTTAGCGAACACGCATGGCGTGAAACTGATGCCATTCGTAAAAGAGAATTCTTCCAACCCTACTTCAAAGGATTAGTCAAACCACTACCAGAGTATGATACTAGCGGACACGTTGCATGTTCTCTCTTAATCAATCAAGGTTATAAAGAGATAGATGTTTACGGTGCAGATGTAATGTTTGCAGATACGCTAGAATCTCGTTCCCACGAGTTTTTCAAAAACCATCCAGATACAAACAGTAATGCACACATGAAAGGATGGAGGAATAGGTGGAAATCAATACTTGACAATAATCCTAGTTGTAGTATAATATTCAAGAGGTAATATGATTAGAATTGCAATACTTTCAGTACTATGGATTGGGATAATGTTTTTCGTTTATCCTACGACAGAGGTACAAAGCGAAACTGCGCCAGAGGATTTATTCTCTATGGCGAAGGCACAGGAGGATAAGTATTTCCAAGATATGACTCCATTCATTCCTGCCACTGAAAAGGCTATTGAATGTTTGGCGTTAAATATCTACCATGAAGCACGAAACGAATCTACAATTGGACAAGCATCTGTTGCTTGGGTTGTTATCAATCGTGTACAATCAGATAAATTTCCAGACTCAGTTTGTGGTGTAGTTTATGAAGCACGATATTCTAAGTGGTGGAAAGAAGCACACGGTAAGAATGTTCCGTTACGACATCAATGTCAGTTTAGTTGGTATTGTGATGGAAAATCTGATAGAGTGTATGAATGGGATAAGTTTGAAGAGGCAAGAAGCATCGCATATTCAGTGCTTATGAACAAAACGCCAGCAGATCCTACAAACGGTGCGTTGTGGTATCATGCTGATTACGTCAATCCTAGCTGGGCAAATGATTACACTAAAACAGCAAAGATTGGCACTCATATTTTTTATAGGAACTAATGATTAAAATGATGACAAAAATGAACCTGCAGATCAAAGAGGATTCATCACATGCATTTTACCTGCTTATGGGTGAAATCAATATGGACTCTTGCAAACAAGTAGTTGAGTGGGTCTTCGAAGCAAACTTTGCTGACACCAAACCAGATATGCTCAACCTGATTATAACATCTCCTGGAGGAGATCTCAATGCAGCGTTTGCAGTCATTGATACAATGAAGGGATCAGCCATTCCAATTCGAACGATTGGTCTTGGTCAGGTTGCTTCTGCTGGTCTAATGATTTTCTTAGCTGGACAAAAGGGTGAACGAATCCTTACTCCAAATACTTCTATTCTTTCGCATCAATATTCATGGGGTGCGTTTGGTAAAGAACACGAACTGTTTGCTACCATCAAAGAGTACGATCTAACTACTAAGAAAGTTATTGATCACTACAAAAAGACGACTGGTTTAGTAGAGAAAAAGATTCGTGAGGTGTTACTTCCACCACAGGATGTCTGGTTGTCTCCACAAGAAGCGAAGAAGTTGAAAATCTGTGACGTGGTTAAAGATCTTAACTAACTGGGTTAAATACTCTGGTGTGTGGATTGGGTTTGTTCTCAATCCATATCACTGGGAACCTGATGTAAAATTTTATACAAAGACTGACAATGAAATGTATGGTCTTTGTTTTCTGGAGATCAACTTAGGGTTGATCTGGATTCGTATCATTATTGATGATGGGAGATGGTAATGCAAGTACAAATTGGTCCATATAAAGATGAGGGTGAACGCCAAGAACACGTAGTGATTCACCACTACGATACTTGGAGCATGGATCATACTCTCGCTTTGATTATTCTACCGATGCTTAAACAACTGAAGGCAACTACGCATGGTGCACCATTTGTTGATATGCCAGATCGACCAGACCATCTTCAGTGTTACAAAGAGCCAGAAGATTACGATACCGACAAGTTTCATTTTCAAGCATGGGACTGGGCACTAGATGAAATGATTTGGTCATTCGAACACAAAGTTAATGATGACTGGGAAGAGCAATTCTTCCATGAGGACGGTATGGGAGTCCACATAAAAGAAATCCAGTGGAAGGGAATTGGACCAGCCCAACTTCTTCTCTTTCCAGACGAGGATGGAAATACTGAAGAGTACGATATGTACGAAATGATTCGTGATGAGACTCCTTCTCGCTTCGATAAGGAAGGGTACAATGCCTACCGAAAACGAATCTCTAACGGTTTCCGACTCTTCGGAAAGTACTACGAATCACTTTGGGACTGATCCTTGTGATGATTGCACTCACTGGTTCCCATTACCTACGTAATAGGTAATGAACTCTATCAATGTGGTGTTTTCTGTAAAGGTTTTTCCAGCACCATTCTTTGAAAAGATCCATAACACTCTCCTTTTCAGGTTAGTGCGTTCCTTCGCATAAATGCTACTTCCGTCCTAAGGGATGAACGTGTAAGTATTTAGGTAAGTTGTTGATTTTCCACCAGAAAAAACTTGAAAAAAAGACAAAAAAGTTGTTGACTTTTCTGTTTTTCTGATGTAGAATATACCTATTATGATGAAAGATGGAGTGAAAATTATGACAAACCTTTCCCAAGAAGTCCTTGAAGAAGTTAGATACAATGTTGAAGAGCATTGTTGTGCTCATTTCGCTGATATGATTGACAGCGGACAGGGTATCGGTTCTAGCGATATTTCTATCTGCGCAAATGAAGTTATTGACTTCTTTGCTACTGGTTACGGTATCAATGAAGTAAATTATGATATCCCTCGTGGATTGGTTGTTGATATGATCCATGAAACTCTTGTTGAAATGGAGAATGAATATGCTTAATGAGAAATACGGTTACACTATTGAATTTTACAAGTTAGACAAACGCTGCAAATCTGGCGAGAAACTTATAGAAAAAGTTGATTATGATGTTACCAATGAAGATGCTATGAAACGTATCGTTGAACATCTCTATAATAATGATTTTCCTCGCAACAAATATCGTTTAGAATTCTTTGAGACATGGGTTACCAAAACTAACATGATGTCAAAGGAACAATTTCAGGAACGTTACGACACTCCCTACTATTGCTCGCCATCTTCAGAAACTTTTTGGTCTATGTGAAAAAAAGTTGTTGACTTTTCTGGAAACATCCTGTATAATCTCTATACAAACTTGATAAAGGAACTATATTATGAACATCGTGAACTTTGAAACTGCTCGTCTTGCTGCTGCTGAAGCAACCAACAAATATATCGCTGAGAATGGCGAGAATCCAATGGGTTGTGGTTTTGCTTGGGTTGATGTACGTGGTGCACGTGGCAAGAAACTTGATGCACTAAAAGCAATCGGATTCAAAAAGAAGTATGTTGGTACTGGTGTTAGTCTTTGGAATCCTTCTGGCAACATGACTCAAGATATGGATGCCAAGTATGCTGGTGCTGTTGCTTTCGCTGAAGTACTAAAGCAAATGGGTTTTGATGCTTCTGTCGGCTGTCGTTTAGACTAATGATTTATATCCCATATGTTGAGGGTTTAGCCCAAAGGGGATACGCTGATTTGATTGAGGCAGAAGTTGCTGCCTCTTTCCAGCGACAGTATCCAGAGAAATTTCATCCACCTCGTTCCAAACGATCTGTTGAAGATTTCTCTCTCCGAGATGAGACTGGAGATCACTGGTATGATGTCAAGTCTTTTGATGTCAATGCAGACTTCTCTATGCCAAATCTTATTTCTGTGGATCGTCTGAAGAAGATTCTGAAGGATCCATTGCAAACTTTATCTTACATCTCTGTGTATTATTCTGTGGATCACGACAAAAAAGTTGTTGACATTATAGACCATTTAGTGTATAATGTATGTATGATTGACCACTCTTGCCTTGCAATTCAAAATCTTGGTTTGGGTATTCTGCAGTTGAAGAATGCAAAGGATCCGATTGTTACCTATGATGGTGATGATTGGGAGAAGGATTTTGATAGCATGGTGCTTGAGTTTTACACCAAGCAAGTGAAGAAGTTTACTACATTAATGGAGAACTACCAGTGAGTACACCACAGTGGAAGAAGCAGGCACGACAGGAAGAACACCGCAAGGCTAAAGAAAAGCGTGAGTGGGAAAAGAAGTATGGTCTTACAACTAGAGCAAAGAAAGTGAAGACTGAATTTGTTCCGTATTCACCTCCAAAGGTTATTGTGAGGGAAACTCCGAACTATCCATCTCTATCAAACTCTATTCCAGTTGGTCATGCTACCAAACCAGAGCGTAAAGTTTACACTGGAGATCTTATTGTAGGGATTGCAACCATGCACAAGTCAAACCTAGTTCCTGTAATGCGTGGAACTTCTCAGGCAGAAGACATTGCAAAGATGCGACGTGGTTAACTTGTCTTGTAATAATAAAAGGAGTATAATACTATCATGAATCGATTTAATACGATTGAAGAAATTGAGGCAGAATACAATCAGTTGAATGTTACCAAGTTTAAGTTGGACACATTCTTCGATATGTTCTTAGAAAAGTTTGATTCGAAATTAAACAAAGGGGATAAGAAAACAAATCCCTACTGGAAGTTATACAATGCAAAATATTCTGAGTACGAAGAAGTCACAAGAGGCATCAACTATGCCAAACATCTCCTCAGACAGAAAGGACACAATGTTTAAGACTGCTAATGAGTTTTCAATGCACATCGAGCAGATTGCAGCGGAAACTGGCGACACCCATATGGATGTTCTCTTAAAATATTGCGAAGATAACTTTATCGATCCTGCTGACATTACCAATCTTATAAGTAAACCACTGAAGGATAAGATTGAAGTAGAGTTTCAGGAATTAAATTATCTACCGAAACAAGCTACGCTGGATATTTAATGGACGGTTATAAAGCATATCAGTATTACTTGGCATGTAAACTGCACTTCACTACCGACAAGTACAATGTATTTGAGACTGGTGGAAGAACTCGTGGTACACGTGAAGCATTTTACTCTCGTAATGACAGATATATTTTTGAAAAATTGGCTAAGAAGTTTACCACTGATAGAGATATCATTGATTACTTCGTAGCGAACTTTGCCTATGGAAATCACGATGTGGTTTATTCAGATGGTGAAGCACTTGGGTATCATACCATGTGGAAGAAACGTAAAGAGTCTCGCACGAAATTCTTTACAGACGATCTTGCAACTATGTTGACAGAACTTGAAAATAATAGTTTGAAAGGGGATTGTCTTTTCGGAACAAATGGTGTAGAATACCCTGTAGCGTTGAAATTGTTTATTGGAAACAAGATAGCAATTGAGACGTTAAGGATGGTTGATGACATACACTCGTTTCTCAACAATTGGAAAAGTAGTCCTACTGCTGGTCTGATCTGGGAGAATGAGTTTAGAGTTATCGAGAAGTTGAAAGGTTTTGTTAAATATGACAAATCTAAAATTCAAACTGTATGGGCACATTTTCAACAGGAGCTAAATGAACTTTAGTCTGACATCATGGGTAAAACTAGACGACAGGAACGATCATTCGATGACGACTTCGGTAAGCGTACTGATAAACATTCAGTCCGAAGCAACAAGCGGAAAGTATCCGCAAAATTGAAAACGCTAAATAGTTACGTTGATTATGAAAGTGAATTCGAAGATGACTTTGAGTTATACGATGAAATTGACATACGACATAACGAAAACATATAACGTAAATACGACAAAAGGAAAATACAATGGATATTAATACACTACGCAACATGCGCAACTCTGACTTCGGTCAAATCACTTCAGCTTTCGACAAGATTGCTAATCCCTCCCAAGAAAAGAAATCCTACAAAGATGATCGCTTCTGGCGTCTTGAAGGCGATAAAGCAGGTAATGGTACTGCTACTATTCGTTTTCTTCCACGTGTAGATGGTGATGAACTTCCATGGATTCGTCTTTTCTCTCATGGCTTCCAAGGTCCAACTGGTAAGTGGTACATTGAGAACTCTCTAACTACGATCGGCAAAGACGATCCTGTTGGTGAACTCAATAACACTCTTTGGAATTCTGGTTCTGAAGCAAACAAAGAAATTGCTCGTAAGCAAAAACGTAAGTTGTCTTACATCGCAAACATTCTTGTTGTTTCCGATCCGAAGCATCCTGAGAATGAGGGCAAGGTATTCTTATTTAAGTTTGGTAAGAAGATCTTTGATAAGATCATGGACAAAGCACGTCCTACTTTTGAAGACGAAACTCCTGTAAACGTTTTCGACTTCTGGGAAGGTGCTGACTTCAAAATGCGTATGCGTAAAGTAAGTGGCTATGCCAACTACGATGAGTCTATGTTCATGGAACCTGCAGCAGTGGGTGCTGATGAACAGATCGTAAAGATTGCTGCTCAACAGTACAAACTCTCTGAGTTTACTGACGCATCAAACTTCAAGTCTTACGACGAACTAAAGGCAAAACTAGATTCAGTTCTATCTGGTGAGTCTTATGCTTCTAAGTCTGCAGCTGAAATTGCAGATGAAGTCGAACCTGCTCCAGTTAAAGCAGCACCAGAGATTAAATCTGCTCCTGCTCCACAACCAAAGGCAGTCGTTGAAGATGACGATGATGATGTAATGTCATACTTCGAGAAGATCGCTAACGAAGACTAAGCAATAGGGTGATGCCTTAATACATCCGTGCTGGTCAACGGTTAGCCAGTTCTACTAAGTAGTAAGCAACGATCGTTTTATTTGATCGCTCTGCTTAATTTGAAGGGGATTTGGGAGACTGAGTCCCCTTTTTTATTATACGATCGTATAATATCGCTAATAGCATAGCACCTATTCCTGTTACCAAATGCTCT